ATGACCTAGACCCCATACATGATAGACTTTGCTCTTGCTGTCTTTGTATGCGATAGAGATGATAGGATGATCAGCTTGCTCTGGGTGAGGAAAGCCATCGTCCGATGCGACTTCGATATCGATGTTACCGACACAGATGTCACGTAGCTTGTACTTGATCTCACCAGGGAACGCCTTCTCAATGAACTGTGCCACGAAGTTGTTGTTGCCGTGAACTTTGAAGTTGTCTACGTCTGCGTAACTCTTAGAGAATTCTTGCGCTTCAGACATACTATCGAACTGCATAGGTTCAACCGCAGTACCGTCTAGTGCTTTCCACTCAGACGATTTGTTAGATGGGACGAATAGTGTTGGCTTGAATGGCACTCTCTTGTGAATGCGTTGACCGTCGGCTGTGTAGCCACGGAATAGCATCTTGTTGCCATATCTATGTACGGAAGTGTAAAAACTCATAAGACCTCAATCTGTTTCATATAATTTACAATGTATCGGATATGATACATTTTGTCGAATATAACGTGTATTCTATCACATCCGATATCACTTGTCAATGCTAGTGTACTGACCGAACACGCTAGGAGCAAGTCTCTGTGCTTCTTCCATGGAGTATTCACCGGGGTAATGCTTCAAGCATCGGTACGCTTCTTTACGTATAGCACTTGGTACTCTAGGAGTTTTCTTGGGATCCATAAGGTCTACCAAAAACAATCTAGTGTTATCTATAGCCCATTTTCGTTCATTAGGCATCGTCATTAGTCTTCCCTCTGTCCAAAACCATAATCAATAACTACAGGAAATCTTGGCACACCATCAGGTGTAAGACCAAAGTATCTCAGTGTAGCCCATGTTGGTGTATCACCAACTTCCCACAACTCTTTCAGAACTTCTTGCTTGCCTCTAACTCCAGCACCACAGGTCTCACCACTTGGCAAAGTAAGAGCGAAGTGTTTCACATGACCTGCCCAGTTGCCTTGACCTTCTAGCATAGACACCACTGTAAACTCTTCAGTGATGAACTCTTTACGCTTGAGTAAGCCATTCGATCTCTTGTTCTCATAAGGAGTATCTTTACGTACCATCTGACCCTCATAGCCATCTGTCATATATTTAGAATACAACTCATCAAGTTCTTCTTGATTGACACACAGTTCTGTAGGCACTTTCTTGAGGAACAGACACTTATCGTTGACTAGACTGTCAATCATGGTGCTACGTAACGAGAACGACAATTCAGGTGATAGTGAATCTTGTGCATCATAGATGTGATATTGCACCAACTCTTTCGCTTCTTTCATGTCTGCTTCTGTAGACTTTAGCTTTCTAACTAGTGAGGTGATCTTGTTGAAATCATCTTTGAGTTCGTGGTTGTACAACTCACCATCTAATGTTAGTGTGGGGTTTGCTACTAGTATTGGCTTGACTGCATTCCAGATATGTGGACAACTTGTGATTGGTTTACCCGCTCTTGTCCATAGTCCAGTAGAGTTAGCGACACATCTAATACCGTCTAGCTTAGGCTGACTAAAGCCAGAGTCAAGTTGAACTCTTTGCTTAGTGTAGTCACCCGCAAGCATAGGCTTGAACTTCTCGTATGTATCGATTAGTTTGATATCAGCGAAGTACTCTTTCTCGCTCTTCTTATCCCAACTTGCTTGGGCTTCAGCGATAGCTTGAGTGATGTTGGTCGTTGCGTTTACCTTACCAACGTTTTTTGGTAAGCATAGTTTCCATCCAGAGGTCACTAGTTGACCGTCTTGAATACCCGCAATCGATCTTGTGCCTGCAGTGGATTCATCATCATAACCATACTCAATGGTCAGTACCCTCACTTTGCCTTTAGTGTCACGCTTATACAGCGTGGGTAATGCTGTTACGTTTTTCATATTATATTCTCCGTGTTAGACGTGTATTATAACACGAATGTCAAGCGGATGTCAACAACTAATTTGAAGAAAAAAGAATAGCAGAATGACTGCTATTCCTACATCTATTACCAACCTTTCATTGCTCGGTTGTCAAAGTGATATTGCTTGCATTCTTTCATAGTCTCAGAGACTCCTTCTTGAAGTTCTTTTTTACAGAGCGCATTCAACTTAGCGTTACCGCTTGTTGCGCTGATTGTACCCACGACTACTATAACCCAAAATACTATGCTCATACTTTACTCCTTTTTTAAATAAAAAAATGCGAAAGCCTATTGACCTTCGCATTTTACCGACGTGTTGTTTATTTCTTTTCAGCTACGAAAGAATATAACTCCTTTGCTTTTTCCATCAACTCTTCCATTGAGTACATTTTATAGGCATCTTTGACTTGCGCCTCAATGTCTTTGCGGGCTTTTTCACCCTCTCCGATCATGTTCTCATAGAACTGGATGTTCATATGATACTGTTGATCCATGTATTCTTTTGCAAGTTGAAGCATTTCTGCTCTGATTTCAAACGGGTTTTTATTAGACATACTTTTCTCCTGTGTTGTGTGTGTTGTCTTCATTCTTAGGATATGCTACTTAGACACGTAGCTATTACAAAGACACATAATCCACCCAATGCAACTTGTGCAACTGCATCGCAGAATGTGCCATCGCAACTCTTCAGAAAAGAGATTGCTCTATTCATCACCTCTTTTACTCCTATTAGTGCGTGGATGATAAGGGAGGGATTTGCACCCCTCCCCAGGTTCTTATTTGTCTTCTGTTAGAAAGACTTCCTCTCCGGATCCAATATCGATCTTTCGAGGCTTTTTCTCTTCTGGAATTACGTTCTCTAGGTCAATCTTTAGGATACCATTTACAAGGTCTGCCCCTCGTACTTCAACGGTATCTGCAAGAGTGAATGTGCGTGAAAAGTCACGTGCGGCGATGCCTTTGTGAATATACTCTGCACTGTCATCTAGTTTCTTCGTACCAGATACTTTCAACTCTCCATCTTCAACAGTAATACTGATTTCGTCCTGAATGAATCCAGCGACGGCAATTTCGATCACGTAATGATCGTCCTTAGTCTTTACGATGTTGTAGGGAGGATAGTTACTTTGTTTTTGTTGAATGCCATTCAACATGTGCATACGATCAAAGATTCGGTCGAAACCAACTAAGTCGTTGCGTAGGCTATTGTTTACTTGCGTAAATGTCATATCATTTCTCCTTTATAAAAGCAAGATTAATTATGTAAGCCCTCAAGGGCGCTTACGTCTTTATTTATACATGAAGAATGGTAATGCTACAAAAAATCTTCATGTATTTTAGTAATGACTAGGATGTTACTGAGTTATACTCCAGTACTACCAAAGCCACCGCTTCTGTCAGTCTTCAAACCAGGCTCTTCGTCTACAACTTCAAACGTGACTTGTTCCATTGGAACTACCTCGCCTTGTGCAATACGATCACCGTCTCTAATATGAAACGGCTCATGTGAGATGTTGTGAAGCATGACAAAAGTTTGGTTCACATAATCAGAATCTACAATGCCTTCGCAGTTAGCAACTACGATACCATTCTTCAATGCAAGTCCTGATCTAGGGTGAATTCGTAAACTTTTGTTTGCGTCTAAGTCGAACACTAGTCCCGTAGGCACTAGAATGCGCTCATCTGAGTATAGTGTCAATGCACCATATTCATCGACTGTACGTTTACCTTTTTTACTAACGTTACCGTATACAGTTACTTCGTCAAAGGCACGTAGACTTGCTTTTAGATCAAAGCAGGCAGCCCATTGGCTACCGTATTCAGGCAACCACGCATCTTCCCAAAGTTTGTACACTCGTAGTGTTGTGGGCCAAACATGGTCCCATGACACCTTTACGTTGGATGGAATTGAATACTCACTCGTAATAGGGTAATCCACTGTAAAGGATGTACTCACGCCGAGTGTGTCTGGAAAAAGGTCTAACTGTGGAGTACCAAACTCCGAGTCATAAAGTTGCTTATCTGTCATTGTCTAAGGTCCTCATACATTTCACTATAAAGTCGATGTTTGCTCAAGTCGCCTTGAGGCTTTGGGTCATTCAGAAGTTTCCACCAACGCTTGATGCGTTCTATCATAACAAATTCTCCTGTTCACTTTTTCTTGCCGATACTGTACTTCGCTACCAGTTCCCACTGGTCCTTCTCTTTGTATGGCAATATTTTGATTTGCGACAAGGGTGCCGCTGGCTCATCTGCTATTGATGCAGACAGAGTTTTGATCAGTCCCCATTCTTCAAGAAGTTTCACAATGGTATTTCTACGTGCTTTATCTTCATCAGAGAAGTTGTTTATCTTGCCGTCAAGCATAAACAGTTCTTTGAAGTGTACGATATAGTACTTACCTTGTTTGTGAAGAATGTGACAGGATTGATATAATTTCTTGTCTTTTCTCGAAGCGATTCCAATACGAGTCAATGTCTCTTTGATTTTTAGAAAACTTTCTTCGCTTGGTAGTTCGACTTCGACAAGTCTCTCTACGATATTCATTTTTTATTTCCACCTGTTTCTAGTTGTTGTTCCATAAAATTTAGCTGTTCACTGGACAACAAAGGTAGATATTCTCTTGCGATATTGCGGTTACATTTATAAGTAGCGCATATCATATCCAATTCCTTATCACCAGCATCTTTTACCCACCTCGCAAATCGCTTTTGAGGTCTTACACTATTTAGTAAAAACTCGTACTGAGGACGATGGTCTAGACTGTGGAATTGGTTTACTAGATTGGCGTGGAGAATAGTGTCTGGGAAGTACGACAGTGCTTTGTTCACTAGAAACGGACTGTACTGCTTCTCAGCCAAAGCATCATTCTCGCTGTCACGCATCATATTCTTTTTGCTTTGGTTTATGGTATTTACATAATCAAACGGATTGCTCATAGTCTTCACTCACATAAGTTAGGTCGTGCTTTTCGGAGCACTTTTCACATACATACACTTCACCTATTCTTTCATCTTCATATCGATACTTGATGGTTGAGTATGTTTTGCCGCATTTCTTACGACAGATTAGGCACTTCTTAGTATTCAGAAGTTTCATTTCCAATCGATCTCTGCCATGAGAGTAGCGAGTGCGGCTACACGGTTGATCTCAGAGTTAGCAACGAATGCTTCTTTGTACTGATATTCAGCCAGAATGATGATAGCATCTGCCACGCTTTGTGTACTATTTACTTTACTTGGCAGTATATCATACAACTGGCGATACAAGACCGCACTGTCTATATCAGTGTTCTCTGCAACCCACTTACGCATGTTAGTGAAGTCACGCTCTTTCATCATAGTGATGAGTGTACTAATGTTGTCACTAGACTTATTGGCTAAGATACCAGAGTCGATGCGACCAGTAGAAGAGTAACGCTGTAGTTCGTTGAGGACTCTACGCCAATCAGGGAAATAAGTCTTGACCAACTCAGCAACAGCATTACTATCGTATTCGATATTTTCGTCATTGAGAATGCCTTTTACACGTTTGAAAAATTGACCAGCAATTGCTTGCTTTTCATCTTTAGGGATACTGAACTCAACAACACTACACCGTGAGTGCAAGGGTTCAATGATACGGTTCTTGAAGTTACAAGTTAGAATGAAACCACAGTTCTTACTGAACTCTTCCATAAAGTTCCGCAATGCAGGTTGCGTAGAGTTGGGGTTCAAGTAGTCTGCTTCATCTAATATAACATACTTACGACCACCACTGAATGATACAGTAGAAGCGAAGTTGGCAATCTCAACACGTAGCGTATCGATGTTACCATTCATAGAGCCGTTGATAACTATATAGTCTGCATCGATTTCATCAAGCATTGCTTTAGCGATAGTTGTCTTACCGACACCAGCACGACCAGTTAGTAATAAATTAGGAACGTTGTCTTGATCGACAAACTGTTGGAATGTAGTCTTTAGAGACTCAGGTAGTACAGCATCTTGCACAGTGTGCGGGCGATACTTCTCTACCCATAGAAAGTCTTCTGTCATAGGTCACCTCATAATAAAAATATATCAACATAGTATAGAGTAAAAAGGGGGCTATGTCAAGCCCCCTTTTCGTGGAATTAGCTAGATGCTTCTTCCGTTGCTTGCTCAGGTGCAGGCGCAGGCGCTGGTGATTCTGGCATCGGGTCGCCAGGAACACGGTCGATCTGACCTTGCTCTTTGGCATGATTCAAGAACGCCATGAAACGCTCACGAACTGTCCCGACAGGAACCAGCTCCTCGCCTCTGATAGCACCCCTCGCAGTAGCGGCATCGATAATCTGCACAGTGGCGGCGATGTCGTTTAGTGAAAGACCAGGACCCTGGTCTGGTGCTTGCTCAGGTGCCTGAGTGTCTGTTGCTTCAGTCATAATATTACTCCTATTTACTGTTGATTGCAATCCAGTATTGTACCTTGTCAGATTTGAAATGTGCCATACCTTTAGAAGACAAGGCGACTTCATAGTCGTACGGCATTAGTTTGAGATTGTCAACTTTGATTGTCATAGTGAAATGACCAAAGTCTCCGTTCTCACCAACAACAACGTCATAATTGTCAGATGTTGGATTTTTACTGTCAACGGCAGCCAATGAAAGAGTGCTACCTTCGCCTTTGAAAGCGATCTCAGGTAGTCCCAGTACACCAGCGGCACGAATGACACTATCGATATCATCCCAAGTCACTTTGACAACTGCTTCAGGATCTGGAACAGTAATGTCTTTGTTCGGTGGAACGACAATCATATTTTCAGCAGTGTAAGTATAGTTCAAAGAACTACGCTTACCTTTGATGTTGAATCGACCATCGCCAAATGCAACATCTGCATCTTCAAATAAACCAAGCGTGGCAAGGAATCGACCTAAGTCGTATACGCCAGCTTGACTATCAAAATTCTCACTCACAGTTGCGACAGCCATAACTGTCTTCTGCGGAGAGATTGTTCTAATCATATCACCAGGTCTGAACAACAGACTTGGGTTGATCTGAGAGAAGTTTTTCAAAACGCTCATTGTTTCGTCACTAAATTTCATAATCTATTTCCTCTTCTTTCTACGGTTAGTAGGTTTATTTATACTCGATTTTGCCGTCTTTGTCAAGTCTTTTTCATCATTATCATAATGTTTTTTACTTGACTCTTTACTTGCTGTAGGTGATGCATCGATCATAGCGATATGACCTAAGCTACCTCCAAAAGTATAAGACCCCACATGTTTGATCTGCATCCATGGACACATCCATATGCTTAGACCAATCTTACGAGCATAGTTACTAAACATGTAGTCTTCTGACAAATACCTTTTTGACACTGGTTCAATCATCGTATCAAAGAATGCTGTGATCTCATGCGAACCATCAAAGTTCTCAGTTCGTACATGATCAGGCTTGTAGCGCAACTCAGGATACTTATCAGCATACTTGATAAACGCTTTCTTATCTACGCACATAAAACCTGTGCCGCCCTCTTTGATTTCGGTTACCTCTTTTATCTGAAACGACTTCATGCCGTCCATAGTATTGAAGACGTAATCTCCACCAAAATCTTCTAGATCGAATGGGTTCTTGTCACCGTATCCAAGATCAGATGCTTTCTTGATCTTCTCCCAAGCTATTGTCTTTTTAGGATACGGTCCACATACAACGTCTTTACCTGCGTCACTATCTGTAAGAAACAGTAGTGTCAAGGCATCACGATAGTCGAACCCAATGTCACTATCAATAAAGAGTAAGTGTGTAGCATCAGAACGTAGAAACTCATCTACGCAATAATTTCTAGCCCTAGTAATTAGAGATTCGTTGAACATATAGTAATGTCTAAGACTAATCCCATGCTTTGTGCATATAGACGTTAGATCATTCACTGACTTAGTGTATAAGCCTGCACATTGTCCACCGTACATAGGCGTTGCAACAAATAGTCGCTTGCCTCTTAGTACTTCTAGATCAAGATTCATTATATTCCTCACGCTTTCTTTTGAATTCTTCAGCGAGATTCAATTGCTCTTGAATCCACTTTGCAGATTGTTTAGATGTAAATGCGCCACCATCTACGCTAGGCATACGATCATCTGTGCCGATGCCTCTAATAACAGATGAAGATAACATCAACGCACCAGCCATAATCATACAGACGTGATGCATACCAGATCCATCTGAGCCATTGTCATAATCACGACCACGCTCAAAATCATCGATGTGTCTCTTTAGACTATCAATCATCTGTTGCCATGGAAGACCTTTCTCCCAGTTACGATCAGCGTACTTCTGCGCTCCATATTCTAAGGCTGCCGCACCGGCGGCTAGCCCCTCTAGAGGTAATTGTTTCATGTAAGGCACACCAAGTGCTTCTCGCTCTGCACCACTCTCTGATGCCGCAAACTTACCAATACTCTCTAGGTCTATCTTAGGACCGCATTTACTTTCTTTCACATTATGCAATTGTGCTTGTAAGCCACTTGCTCCAATTTTCATTATCTACCTCTCAGTTTGGTCATGACCATTTTCAGCACGATGGATCATTTGTAGTCTAAGAATATCTGCCGCTACATCATGGGTGCTATCATGTGCAACGAAAGTTTTATGCCAGTAATCTTCATCTGCTACTGGGATGAACCCATTGTGCTTGATGCCGAAGTTGAATTTGGCATCGATGAAGGTACGTATATCACGAACTTTGTAGTACTTTAGATACTCGCTAAACAAGTGTCCGTTACCACTCTCGTTCATAATTCTCCATATGATAATGGGATCAAAGGTGTTACTTCTTGACCACCAGTAATCAACATTTCTCTGTTCTCTTAGATATGCTAGTATAATATCACAAAAGGGCTGTACTGTCAAGTCATTTTCTGTTGGCTTGAGTTTATCTCTTGCGGCTTTAGGCAATCTCTGCCAGAACTTGAGGTCTTCTTGTTCGAAGCCACATTTCCAGTTCTCGACCTGATCTCTTACATCTAGCTTGACCGTTTGAATGTTGGACGCTAACTCCTCAAACGAGTAAGGGTTCTCTACAAACCTATCCCACTCAAATGCGTAGTACGCCATATCAACTATTGGACAGATGTGAACGTTGGCACCAACTGTCTCTAAATCAAATATAAAATCTTTTTTCATTCTCACTCTTGAAAGTTCGTTTCAAGCCTCATACCATATTCATTGTTATCAGATGATATTATAACATCTTTCTTCAACTTTAGCAAGTTCTTTTTGAAAGGAGTGTAATCTACAAAGTGGTGCCATCTACCATATCTCCAGACAAGTCTTGCTACGTCTGGGTGCATGTCAACTAGCATCTGTGACTTATTCACAGTACCCTCTGTGTTGTATCCAGTCTCTTTGAACCCCTCACTTTCTACATTCTCTGCGTGATAAAACTCAGCAGTATTACCACCTGCAACTGTTTGAGTAGCCGCTTTGCCCTGTAAGAAAGCATTGAACTGTACACATACATCACCGTCTTTCATTACTCGTAGGCAGATGTCAGTATCTTCGTTATATCTACCACGCCATCTATGCTTACAATCATTCCTGATAAGAAGACTAGAATATATACGGGTGTTGGCAACGTAAGGAGGATACTTCTGATCTGGCGCAATAAAGAATCTATACTGTGGACCAGCGATGTAAACATTGTCATATCTTCCTACAAAATCTTCCATGGCTCTAAAGCCAGCTCCGCTCTCAAAGCGAATGCGTTTGTTCTCGTTTAGGCGATAGAAGTCAGAGATGTTATCATCAAACACCCAGTGACTTGTAGCCCCTAAACTTATAGAGTGGTCCCATGCCCAGTTTCTTGCCCTACCTGGACCATCACCATGATTTGAAAAAGGGGCAACTAGGAGCGTCACGTAATCACGTATGCTGAAGTTGTCTAACGCCTTATCATAGTCATCAAAGTCTTGTGGTTCTATCACGATGTAATGCGGAATCTTCATGCGGGCAAGTGACCTTGACGTATGCATGGATTCGTGACGACCCTTTGACACGATGTACATGGGAAACTGTGGGAGTGTCTGCGACTCATCTACCCAACGTAGTAGTCTATTAGCAGTTATCTCCAATTTGGGATGCCAGATAGACTTAGATTTTTCACTAAGATGCTTCTGACCAATTCTTTTTGCGAAGTCTTTGTAATGCTCTTCTGTTCTGAACATGATGTGAACTGTGCGATATGGTGGACAGTCTTCTTGTATGAACTCTGGCATACCTTGCCAATGTTCTGACCACTTAGCGTTCTTATCGCCATCTTCTGCAAGTTCGACATCAAGAGTAGTATCGACTTTCGCTTTTCTGTTTGCCCTCTTAGGCTTTACCAGTTGTTTGTCAACTTCAATATTAGTTGCTTGCTCTTCTGGGAATAATGACTCAGCAGGATCGTTCAGAGGAAAGAATACTGCTTTATCGTTTGAGTGTATGATCTGTCCTATCTTAGAACAGAAATCAGCAACGTCATCCAAACTACGGAAGTGTACGTATAATACTTTATACACGTCATCGTACTGGCTCTTAGCTTTAGTCTGATCATACAGAACTGGCTGTACAGGCTCATCCATAAACCTATCTAAACTAATACCGTACTCATCCTTATCACGCTTGTCTGCGTCTAAGAAGTTATCGTAATTTGCACTTTCTTTTACACTCATAAAAACCTCGTTAAATCTGAAAAAGATTTATTGTGGTCATTATAACGTATATCGATCACCTTGTCAAGTCTTATTTTCCAATTTGATAGACTATGCTTCTCTTTTGTCATCTCCGCTATCTCTCTACGAAATGGTGACATAGCCTTAGTGTGCTTCAATATAGCAGACTCAAAGTCGCTACTGCTACACTTACGTCTGATCATATAGGTATGTCTTGGATCAGCGGCAATGCCTTCGCTTGAGTGAGTGATAGTATCATCACACATTAGCAAAGTTGGTACACCACAGCCTAATGCTTCCATTGCTGTGATACCCCAGGACTCTTTAGGCCAAGTTGAACAGAAACTAAGAGACTTAGCAATGTTCTTCATTACGTCATCATGAGCCAAACCACGCATAGTAAAGCGTGGATCTTTCCAGTGTTGATTGTTCAGCACATAGTCGTTGACTGTGCTACTCTTATATACACCATCGTTAGTCATCACTAGGCTGTTTAGCTTAGATCGCTCTAACTTACTATGTACGAGAAATGGTGCCTTCTCGTTATCACATCTGCCTACTGTAGAGACATCGTAACATATATCTTCATTGTTCCACGTGTTCTCAAACGGAGTATCTTTTGGCAGATATGAAGGGTTGATATATCCCTTGATCTCACCGAAGTCTACGTTACGTATTCTCAATGCCATTTCTTTGTGGTACTCATATTGTTTAGGACTCACAAAGTAGATATGGCATCCACTCTCGTTCAAATCTCTCAATATTGTGCCGAGTTCTACCATACGTATATCACGCACAAGTGGTTCATGCATAATACAAATTAGTGGTACGTTGAAAGACATCATCATATTTCCCCACCAAGGATTGTTGAACAAGATCATATCTGGATCATGCTCCGCAATAGCGTCAGTGATTACTTTACGTGTACGTCTCTTCTCTTTATCTTCTTTAGTGACTGCAACTGGTATGATGCCATCAATATTATTCTCTAAGTCCTGGCAGAACTTCTCAATACCACCAGTGATCACTTTACCGTTAGTTTCAGCGTTCTCTACTAATTCGAAATGTGTGGAGTATGGTAAGAGTATCTTCATTTTTTCTTGTTCACAAAATCTGACTCGCCCAATACTACGTTTGTACGTAGACTACTAGACGAAAATCTATGGTCTCTATTGTTGAAGTAAAGTTCGATGTTACGTTTGTCACAAACCTCTCTACCAGTGAATTCTTTGTCTTTATATTCTGGACCTAAGATACGAACATCAATGAGATATAGTTCGAGAATATCTTTCAAGTCGTTTTCAGTGGCATACACAATAACTTCATCAACGTACTTCACAGCCGACAGTTGTGTATAACGCTCAACAATGGATTGAATGGGAGAGTTCTTCTCTGGTCGATCCAGAGCAGGATCGATTTGAAGACCACATATCAAGTGATCACATTGCTCTTTTGCTTCACGTAGCATCATAACATGTCCTGCGTGTAACAGGTCAAACGTACTACATGTAAATCCTACACGCTTCGATTTCTTCATCATATAATTCACCTTATGAGTTAGCGGCAATCTTCCTTTCGATGGATACCATTTCATCTTTCATTCTCAATTTCTCTTTCTTGAGAGGTGTCACATACTTAGACTGACACTTCTCTGCTTCAAGAACCTCTATGCGAGTGTGAAGTTCGTGATGCTTTCGTTTCAGTGATGATAGTCTGTCTTCTAACATTAGTCATCTCCTATGAAGCCATTCTACTAAAGTTCTTCACCTTTTCGAATCTGATTACGTTGTCAAACTTCTCATAGAGTTGATCGCCTTTGTGACTTATTATAAAGATATTTGAGTCGGCTGTCAACTCATTTATTATTTTTAGGAACTCATCTGTACCTGCGTTGTCGAGTGATGAGTCCATGATCTCATCCATCAATAGCAAATTGGTAGACACTGAGTTACGCAATTTAGATACAGCCCGCCACGTGAACAGAAGGGCTAGATCAATTCTTAGTTTCTCACCCTCAGAGAAAGAGGAGTAAGAGAATACGTCACGGAATCTGGACTTGATAGTTTCGTTGAATCCCTCATCCAGTTCAAACTGAACGAAGAAGTCCATCGCCGCTAGGTATTTATTGATCAGTTTATTCATGACTGGAACGTACTGCTTGATGATACGAGTCTTGATACCACCATCTTTCAGCATAGACGATACGATACCCATCATCTCTTTGTCATCGAACAACTGGTTCTGTCTATTGTGATACGTCAACAGATCGCCCTGTAACTTCTCAATAGCAGATGTATCGATTGCTTCTACAGACTTCTCTGCTTCTGTCAGTTCATTCTTGATAGACTTACATACACCCATAGCAACACGGTGTGTGGCATTGTGTTCGCTCATCTGCATGTTCTTATCAGATATAACTGACTCTACCTCATCAATTTCAGTAAGTCGTTCATTGACCTTAGTGAATCTACCATCAAGTTCAACTGTCGCTTCTTCGATCTTGTTGATCTTATCGCTAGAGCCTTGTATGGTCTCCTCTTTGAAATGATGGTCGATACCTTGCTTACAAGTGGGACAGTCATCGTTGTGCTGGTAGAAAGCAATATCTTTACGTAGCTTCTTCAACTTATCTGATAACTGACCCTCAACTTTTTCTAGTTCTTGTAACTTCTTCTTGACTGTAGCCTTGTCAGCAATAGTCTCACCCATCTCTTTGATCTCTTCTATAAGAGTGTCTACTGCCGATTGCTCGGCTTCAATGAGTTCGATTTGTTCTTTCAACTTGTCTTTGAGTTTAGTTACCTCTGTTTCTTTCAGTTGTCGAATAGATTCATTATGCTCTGTAGCACTTTCAATCTTATTAGATAGTAGATCGATCTGGTACTTTATCTCTTGAATCTCTTCTTTGTTCTCTGAGACACGTTCTTTGAGGAGCGTGTTCATCACAGTAAAGATTTGAATGTCAAGCAGGTCTTCGATGACCTCACGTCTGTCTTTAGCAGATAGTTGCATAAATGGTACAAACGTACTAGAACCCAGTACAACTACTTGACCAAAAGACTTGTAGTTCATCTTTAGAATAGTCTCTTCTAGGTACGCTTGGTAGTCACGCACAGATGCATCTTGGTTGAGTAGTTGATCGTTCTTCCATATCTCAAAGATGTTTGGCTTGATACCACGCTTGATAGTATACTTGTTGCCTGAGATGTTGAAGTCCAGTTCTACCATCAGTTCTTTCTGATTGATAGAGTTCAATAGCTGTGGCTTTTTGATATTACGGAATGCTTTGCCATACAGAGCAAAGGCGATAGCGTCTAACATAGTAGACTTACCAGCACCGTTGTCGCCAACAATTAGAGTAGACTTACTCTTATCTAAGATAATTTCTGTCCACGAATTGCCTGTTGATAATATATTTTTATACCTTATCGCCTTGAATAAGATCATAGATTGATAGCCTCACTATATAAATCACCTAGAAATTTCTCTAGTTTCATCTTGTCACCCTTCACTTCCAAATTCTCAAGATACTGACGCAATATGGTCATCGTGTCCTGAGCCTCATCAATCAGTTCTGATTCGTCTACAAGGTCTAAGTTCTGATGATCATCAACAACTTTGATGTCGGCAGGGTTAGCAGATTGTAGCCTATCAAGGAACAAATCGAAGATGTATGGATTCTCCTTATTAGATACTATAACTTTTATGAAGGTGTTTGTCAAGAGCGAAGTGTCTAAATTTGCAACATCTTCTATAGTCATGTCAGCATCATTGTACATAATCTTATGGAATAGACTGTACGGGTTGCGTACATGCTCCATAGTGCGTGTCTCAGTATCGAATACACTAAAGCCACGTTTCTGTTCGTGATCAGACCAAGTCATCTCATATTGAGCGCCCAGATAAGTGATGTTACCTAGCTTAGATGGCTGATGAAAGTGACCAGAGTATACTGAGTCAAACTTTTGAAAGATGTTACGATCTAGTCCAGTCTCACATATATGACCTTTATCCATCTCATAACCTACGATCTCAAAGTGACCCATGAGTACTTGTGCTTTAGTATCAGCAAAAGCCTTCATGCTCTTATCGTAGTTATCTGCACACATCCATGGTGCTAACATAACCTTACAC